CAGCAAAACCCTGATCTAGCAGTATAGAAATTACGTTATCTACTGGAGACTGTTGTGCTGGAGGTGCATTTTGTGAAGGTGGAGGGTAGTAATAATTCTGGTCGAAATTTGGAGGTTCTGCTATTGCCACTATACTTACTAAGAGTAAGCTAATAGCAACTAAACTAAGGCTAATCGTCTTTATCATTATTTTCTTCTCCTATATAAAAGTATTCTGGATCTAGTAATTGAACTGTTTTAGTATTTATAGGATTAGGTAAAGTCCATGTAACCTTATCTATTTGTGCTTCATTAGGAAGATTAAAGTCTGGAGTAAAATCAACTTCTAAACCAGACTCTAACTTTAGGTTTATTTTCATTGCAATTCCGGAGTTGTACTTCTAGATTTCATGGTTGTATCTGACCAAAATGTTACCACTTTTTGTGACTACCCAACTGACTACCCAACTGACTACCCAACTGATTACCCAGTAGTTTGTGGTCGAATATTTCGACTTCAAAGCAGTCAAAACTTTTGACCAGTTCAATCGGACCTTATACTGCGTATCTGATTACTACGATTCCTGAACCACCTGCTCCACTAGAGTGTCCTGCTTCGCCATTCGCCCCACTAGCACCTCCACCACTTCCAGTATTAGCTACACCCGCTCCTCCTGTAGAACTGTACGAGCCTCCTGCTCCTCCAAGAGTTACTCCACCTACTGTTCCTCCTTCACGCCCTCCTGACTGTGGCATGTATTGTGAAGCACCTCCACCTGCTGCATAACCTTGTGCCACACCAGTACGATAAGCATTAGTAGCACCATCACCACCTGCACCTCCATCTGCATTTGCTCCTGCTTCACCAGCACCACCTTTGCCACCGCCTCCACCTCCTGTAGTGCCATCACCCTCATTCGCAGAACCAGTACCACCAGCAGACCCTTGACCTGATGTACCAGCCTGTCCTGAGTCGTCGTACGCGTAGCCTCCACCACCTGACCCAACTGCATTGCCGTTTGCATCTGTTGTTCGGGGAGAAGAGTTATTATATGCTCCCCCACCTCCACCTCCAAAGGCAGTACCACCAGAAATAATGGATACACTTGATGCATATCCAGATAGTCCAGAATGACCATTCCACTGACTTTCACTCGCCGCCCCAGCGCCAACTGTAATAGTATATCCTTGATTAGTCACAGCAACTCCAGTTTTTTCTAGCATACCTCCTGCTCCACCTCCACCAGACCAATAAGTTCTGCCTCCAGAACCGCCACCACCAATGATTAGCATATCAACATTGAAAGCAGATGCAGGAGTAAATGTTCCACCAGTTAAAAATGTGTGAACCCTGTAACCAGAATAAGTTGTTATGGTTCCACCAGTTCCAGTAGGAACTGCCGCCAGTATTATATTAAATAATCTTGGAGAGCTTTGTGCCTCTGCATCCGTTGCATTAACAGTAAAATTATATGTTGCCTGACTACCACTCATGGTTCCTGTAATATCACCAGTAGATGTACTCATACTTAAACCAGTAGGTAATGCACCAGATATTATTGCATAAGAGGTTGCATTCGTTGCGGCTAGGTCTATTGTAGAGATTGTTTGAGCGAAAGTATTTAAAACATTTCCAGAGGCAGTTGTCCATGCTGGTAAAGCACTATAGTCAACATTAATACTTGCCGACAAACCAGATGTATTAGTTACTACCAGACCATCAACCTTAGTTCCTGCTGTCTTTGCAGGAGTACCTGTGACAGTAATCTGAGTTGAACTATCCCTTGTTACTGTACTTGGAGCAGTCCCATCAATAGTAACAGTTGCGCCAGTTGAGAAATTTGTTCCTGTTATTACAAGGGTTTGTGTATTAAAGGTTAATGATACTGTTGCACTTGCAGTAGCAGTCGGTGTTATAACAAAAGAGGTAGTACCTGAAACTGACTCAACAGTAGTATTAAATGATAAAACCGCAGAGGCATTTGTTGCAGTTGCATTTGCAGAAAGTTCAAAAGATGTATCAGTTATAATTGATAAAATAGTTGCTCTAGAAGGGACTCCTGTAAATTCGGATACTGTCATTCCAACTACAAGTCCAGTAGTAGATGCGGCTGTGACTGTTGCATCAGTATTAGTAAGACCACAAGTAAGATTATTAACAGGAGCAGAAATCCCTGTTCCCTTAACTACCTGCCCTACTGATGGCATAGTAGACCCAGGTACTAATACTGTAGTGCTACTTTGAGTAGTACAACTAAGATTAAATTCACCTACAGTATCTAAACTAGTATCATCGCCCGGATAATTAAGTGAGGCAACTGTAGGAGTAGGTACTATTGAAGACCATCCCAAAGAGCCAAACTGTTGCAAAATGCCAAGAGTGGAATTGAAAATTATCATACCGACAACTGCTGTGACAGAAGCATTAGTTCCTCCAACCTCTCCAGGCCTGTTTGCCGTTGTAACAGAAGGAATCCCTATATGAGAACCAGTAAAAGTAGGACTAGCATTTGGTGCTAAAGGGAATCCTCCAGCAGTAGAATTATCATGGACTACAATAGTATCCTTATCGGTATCTACTGTTACTTCTCCTTCTGCTCCTGTAAAAGAACTATGTTGTACAGTAGTTCCTCGTCTTATTTGTAATAATTTAGCCATTGTATATCCTTATGGTAGTGTTCCAAAATCTAATTGAAGGTTGTTACCGCTAATAGTTCCTACTTCGGTAAAATTATAATTGTTTGCATCTAATGCTCCTCCTAATTCTGGAGCTGTATCGTTTGCTAGAGAAGACAATCCAGTAGTTATTGCGGCAAATGCTGATCCAGTATGATACTTAATTACATTAGTACTTGTATCATACCATAAATCACCTGCAGTTGGAGTAGGTGAGGTAGGTGCAGTTCCAGATATTACATATTCATTTGCATATCTATTTACATTTCCAATACTATCTGCAACTGTTTCTATATCATCAATAACACCTGAAGCTCCTAATAAATCCATGTCAGTAATAACTGCTGGAATACCTAATAAAGCCATATCTGCTACAGCATCAACTGTACCTAATCGCTCAATTTCTGTCGCTTTACCAGCAACAACACCAATATCAACTGCATCTTCTGCAACAGCAGTAACATCTGCACCATTAGTTCCTAATCCAGCAACAATAGTTACATTACCATCAATATCAGCAACTTTAGTAACATTTGCGACTATATCTGCTACCAATTTAATATTTCCTGTTGATGCATGGGCCATAGCAGAAGTTCCAAGTAAGGCTATACTACCTGTAGTTGCAGTTGCCATTGGAGCAGTACCTAATCGCTCAATTTCATCTTCTAAAGCGGCAACTTTCCCAATTTCATTTGTTACACTACTTGTGGTAACAGCAGTAGCTATTGAACCTAAATCTTCCTGATAAATTATATTTCCTGCAACTATATTAATAGCATCTATATCACCTTGATTCGGTGTAGCTTGTTGCCAAAGTGAAGTAGTGGCATTATAAACATTCAATTCATTAGTATTTGTATTGAAATAAAGATCACCAGCATCAAGATTTGGTAATGGAAGATCAGCATTAGCGGCTATCCGATAACGATTAGCAAAGTCATTAACAGTAGTTATATTATTTGCTACTGTATTAACTTGTGTTAAATTAGTATTTGTACCACTCTGAGTTGCAGTTCCATCATATCCTGCACCAAGTTTAGCAAGATTACCTGTAGTAGCATGAGCCATTCCAGCAGTACCAAGTAAACCTATCTCTGTATCTACATCTGCAACTTTAGTTACATCTCCAGTTGTAATATTAGCAACTTTAGTCACATCACCAGTAGTTATATCCGCTACTTTACTAACATCACCAGTTGTGATAATAGCTACTTTACTTATATCTCCTGCTGTAATATTTGCTACTGTAGTAACATCTGCACCAGCAGTACCTATACCAGCAACAGTAGAAATATCAACTCCAGCAGTACCAAGAACAGCTAATTGTCCTATTTCAGTATCTATGGCGGCTACTTTACCAATATCTACTGCATCTGCTACTGCCGCATTAATATTTGTTTGTTCTGCACTTGAAGGAGTAAGGTTTTTCCAAGTAGCAGAACTTATATCATAAACCTTCAATACATCATCTGTAGTATTAAAGTATAAAGCTCCATCTGCTAATGCGACCCCATCGTTATCTAATGTAGGGCCATCTTTAGTCCCATTAAAAGTTCCATATATACCATGTCCAGTAAATGTAAGAGCTACAGTAGAAGAAGCACTAACTGCCGCCATATTGTCTGATATAACTATTGCAGTTCCATCTATTGAAATAACATTAGGTACTGGAGAAGTTTCAATTCCTGCACCAACAACAATCTGTCCTACCTTTATATTTGTATTAGCTGATACTGTTATAGTAGAAGAATTTTTTGTCCATTGACCTGTAGGTGTAGGATTAGTACCTTGAGTCGCAGTATCTAACATTGATCCAAGATATTTATCATTAAATGCATCATACATTACTGCTACAGCATCAGCAGAAGCGTTTGCAGAGGTTTCACTTAGTGCCGCATTTGCCGCATATTGCTTTGCACTAAAAAGACCTCCTGAAACTGCTGTTGTATCAGTAGTAGCCCAGTCTTTTGCTGATCCTACTGCTACAGTTGTTCCGATAGCATATTCTTTAGCTGAATATTCTGATCCATCAGTTTGAGCTACATTATCAGTATAAGTATTTACTACAGCATTTACTTTTGTAGCCCAATCCGCAGTCTCTAATTTATAGTCCTCAGTATCTTCTTTGTATGCAATTGTAGCTACTTCTGTTGCAGTTAATTGTCCAAAGTTTACTGCATCATTATCTGCAACTCCATCTGCAACATCTTTAATAACTTTACTATTTGCATCATATTTACCATCTACATCTTCTCCAATAGAGAGTAAAGCAATGTCAATCGCTTCCTGAGCTACATGAATAGTTTGATTTGTACTGTTATCTAGGTCCTGTTCTCGTATAACACTTCCTGGAGCAAACTCAACTGAAGTAGTAGATCTATTTGAAAGTCTTCGGATAACTACCGATTTATCAGCATCTACATTTGAAACTAAAGTTATTTTAGTAGGCTCTGTTAAACTATCTACATAGAAACCATGTGCTGTAGGAGACATACCAGATGCAGAAGATGCGGAATTGGCAGTACCATCTCCTACTAATACTGTACCATCAGCAATGACCTCTAAAATTTCACCATTATCGGAATTAAATGTAGACTTTACCAGCACATATTCTGCATTTCCTGTACGAGGTAAAGTGTCGTAACTAAATGGTCCTCGTCTAGATTCTGGCATGATTAATTTCCTTTTATTAAGTCTACTTGATTTTGAAGAGCAATATCTCTTGATAGTTGTATGTTATTTGGATGTCCTAACATTAGTTTAAAAGCTGCTTCCTGATGTGTTTTTAAAATATCTTCTACTGTTTCTTTCATAATTCTTTTCTTTATAATCCATCTTGGATGATTCATCATTCCTGTATCTAATTGATGAATTAAATCTTTCCATTTCTGACCTTTAAAGAATTGATGATTTAATTCTCCATTTTCAACTGCCCAAACAAACTTCTGTTCTGCAGAAAGATGTATTTTTTCTTTGCTTGCTGTTCCTGAATTATTTTTATTAGGAATTTTCCACCTTCTAGGATCATCATAAACAATACCTAATCCAGTAATAAGATCAATAGTTTCTGAACGAACCGCTTCTTTAGGATACCACGGAAGAGCAAGAAGTTTAATACCTCTTTCTAGTTTATTTCTTGCAGTATTAGGAAGATTCTTTAGCATACCTCCTCCAGGACCAACTAATGCAAATATCTTCTGTCCAACTTTAGGATATTCTACATTTGTTACATCCATAATTCTAAGATTCTCAGCTGCATCTCTAAGAGCATCTGCAATCATTATTAATTCATACCACTTAGCTCCTTTTTTTGTACTAAATAAATTCTTTCTTTTTGCTCTTCGTTCTCTAATATCTGATGTACCTAATCCAACACTCAAAGATATATTTTCTTCTTCAGTAACATCATCTATAAAGAAATCGCTATCATCTTCAGAAAAAGTCTTGAATGTTCCTTGATCTGTAGTTTTATGAACACCTTTTCTAGCTGCTGAATAGAAAGAATTTACTGGATTTAGGAACTCTGTAAGAAAAGATGAAACTTCTTTTGATACACTTCCTGTTCCTACAGGAGAAAATCCTACAGGTAAATTATGAAGAAGATCTTTTATTCCTTGTGCCATTGGAATATCTAGTATCCAATTTCCAAAAGCATATCCAGTTTTCATTCTAATTTCTTTTATTAATTCTACTTCATCCTCATCAAAGTTCCCAATCATATTACCATCGACATCCATATATTTTAGATTCAATGCTTCGTCCATTTGTGAGTTATAAGAACCAATAATTGCTCCTAAAACAAGAGGAGCTTTTTGTATATCTAATCTAGCTAGTGGAAATGAAGTTAGTTTTCCAGTATTATGATCTTTTAGTAGTATCTCTGGACCTTGTAATCCTCTTACTTGTCTCATGAATCTTTGCTTAGGATCTCCTGCATCAATACCCTCCATGTATAATGTAGAGTCAGATACTTGTTTAGTTGTAGCTTCAATAGATTCTGCAGAAGGTAGAATTGTTCCACCACCAGGAGGACCATCATTAAGAGATTCTCTTTCACCAGTCCAAGAACCTACTAACTGACTCACATCAAGAATATATTCATACCCTTGTTCTGCTACTTTAGATCCTAGTCCATATCCTATACCAAGCATCATAGTACCAGTTCCAAATTTTGCTACTGTCTCCTGTCTAAAAGCTTCATCAGTAGCCCAAAGTTCTCTTTGTTTTTTAGAAAGTCCAACTCTAGGTATTACTAATGGTCCTCTTTCCCATACTGATTCTTTGAAAATATTACTCATCGTTCTCATGAAAGATGCTTTACTAGTCAAGTATGTTGTAGCAATATTTCCTGCTACTGAAACGGCTTTCTGAGCAATGTTTCCATCATGACCACCCCAATCAAAGGTTTTATTTTTTCCTTTTTCTAAACCTCGTACTAGAACTCCAGGTTTCTTTTGCATTAATCCTTGCTCTGCAATTAGAGCTGCTTTCTGTGCAATGTCTTCAGGAAGATTATTAAATACTTGGATATAGCGTTGCTGTATTCTTTTTGCCATCTCACCTTTAGAAATATTCTTTCCTTTTGCTAGGTTTCTTTCTATTGATTCGGCTCTAAGAACACTAAGTCTGTGCATCTCTCCTCGTTCAATAATATTTCTATAGAATGCATCCTGTGCTACAAGTCCTCTTCCAGCAGCAGAGTTTACTAATCCTGCAGTATTAGCAAGAAGTCTCATATATGCTCCAGCTTGAGACTTCATAATACCACTATCTGCTCCAAAGAAATCTATGAACATTTTCTCATTAATTCCACTTCCAATTTCCCATTCATCTTTACCAATGGTCATCCTTACACCGCTACCTTGTTTCACAAATTGATCAGATAGTTCATGAGTATTCCTAGATACAGAAGAAGAATCCAGAGTTTTAAATCCTTTTACTGCAGCTGCTATGGCTCCTCTTTCCATTTTAAAATGTCCTCTACCTACAAATACTTCCAACAAAGCTTGTGTTCTTCCGAACATCTGTGCATTAGCAGCCGTAAAAGACATCCCTTCTCCTGTGCCAAATAATGCATTTGATGCTCTACCTACAAAAGGTACATCTTTTACATGCTTATTAAGTTTTTTACCTATTGCATTTAGACCTGCAGCAGCATAAGTTTCTACTCCATTCTGCGCTCCCCACCAGAGGATTCCTAAAGAAGCAGAGGCTTGTGTCATTACATTACTTAATAATCCATTAACAGCAGTTTGCTTTGCTCCCTCAAAAATATGGTACTGAGAACTGTGCCTAGTTAATTGATTTTTTAACTGTAGTGGATCTGTTGCTTCTCCTATATTTTTTGCGATTACTGCTAAAGTTGATCGTCCATCTAAGCCAGAATCCTTAGCTCCTGCAATTACATTATCAAGTACATGTTCAGGAGCAGCTAAAATAGCTCTTCGATTCTGAAGAGTACGAGCAATATTTCCTGCAACTTTTATATCTGTTTCCATTACACCTAAAAACTTGTAGATATCTAGATAATACTCTACAAATTCTGCATTTGTTGGATCAACTCCAGATTCAATAATATCATGTAATTTCTTAGCAGAAGTAACAAAGTGTTCTGACTCTTCAAATAAGTACTGTCTTAGGGCTGCAGCTTGTGCAGGAGTGGCATCAGTTGATAGTCCAAATGATTTAAACCATGCAGCTTTATTCTCTTCTCCTACCCATTCAGTAATCTCTTGGTTTACTCTTTGTGCATCCTTCTGGATTTGTGCATTAGTTCTTTTAGTTTTTTTAGTAGTTGATTCTATCATAACAGCTGCTTGATTTATAGCTGATTTAATATCATCACGAGAACTAAATCTATTAACATTAAAGATCTTTTGAGTACTATTATGAAAGTCTACACTCGCTGGATCAGAAACTATACTGTTAATTAGTTTTTCTTTTTCACCTTTTTTAAATCGTGTATTAACTAAAGAACTTTTAACTTTAATAATGGGTGTCATCTTCCCATTTTTATCTATCTTAAAGCCTCTTTTAGCTAAATCCTTTTTAAACTTAATTGCTTCTTTACCAGTAAGCAAAGTCTCAATTTGTTTTTTAGCTTCTGCTTTAACTTTTTGGACATTCTCTAACTTAGTAGGAGCTTCAGCATTAGGATCTTTTAAAGATACTACTTTTCCATCTGCATCAACAACTTCAGTAAGTCTATCTTTTTCAGATTTAGGAAAGAATTGTTCTACTTTTGTCCAGAAATTAGATCCAACTTGATAAGCTTCAGTAGCTACAGGTCTTCCAAGATTAAACAAAGATCTAAACATAAGACCAAAAGCAGGTAGAGTTGCACCCATTCCTAATCCTTCAAAAGCTCCATTTGTAAAACTTTTAAATCTTTTCATAGCTTCAGAGTCACTAGGAGCGCCCACAATCCATTTTGTTATTGCATCATCTGCTCCCAAGTCATGTAAGAAAGTAAACATCTCATTTTCTTTACTTACAAAAGTTGGGTTTCCTAGAGCTTCTTTTGCTCCCATTACCATTGCAGGATCTTTAGATGCAGATACTACTTTACTAGCTAACTTAGCTCCTCCTGAAAGAGCTACTCCTTCTGCTGCTGTAGTATAACCAGTTATAGCAGCTCCTACTTGTGGTAACCATTTCTTCATGAATTGGCTTGTCCAACCAAGCATTTTTCCACCTAGATAGATGGATGATCCAACTTGTGCAAAGGGTTCTACAACCATACCAGTAAAAGTCTCAGGCGCTGGATCTTTTTTTAATCCCCAACCAGATAAACTAAATACCTTTTGAGCAAAAGCTTCTGCTTCTAGATCTGATGCAGCTCCTATTTTAGCTATTTGGCTAATAGGCTCTGACATAAGGATTTCTCCTACAGACAGTATACCTTGTACTGCATCATAACCAATACGATTAGCTACATGACCTAAATCATCTATAGCATTTATTACAGACTTACCAGATTCTAATGCTATCCATTGTGCGGTATCTACTGCACCTATCGGACCTTTGTATAATAGTGGTCTATTTATATCATTTATTTTATCTCTTAAATAAGCTTTTATTACGGCAGCTCCAGGAGTAGATTTTTCAACAGGAAATCTTTTCTCAAGTTCTATTAAAAGATTTGTTTCTTCTAATCCTGCTCGTCTATCATCAAGATAAGGATTGATTATTTTTTTATTTCCATGATGATCTTCCTTAATTGTCTGTGGTTTAATGGCTTTATCATAAGTTTTACCAACTTCCAAACCTTGAAAGTATCCACCATTAGAATCAAAATCTCCTAGCTTATTCTCTATTTCATTAATTAATCCTAATGCTCTATCTTCACTATCTTCAGAAGAAGCCACATCAGTTAAATAATCTAATATATGTCGATACTTCTCAGTTGCTTCACTCATTAGTAAAGCAGGAGTTTGAGGTGTCTCAGGACCTACAGGAGGAGCTTTTTTTTGTTCTAGCTTTGGTTCTTTACTTTTACTTATCTGGTCACTAAAATTCTTAGACCATGCTGTAGCATCAGCTTCATTTTCAAATTCCAGAAAATCATCATTTTCATTAGCTAATCTCTGAGCATCTAGAGGACCATACTCTATAGGTACACCTTCCTCATTATGTCTTACTGAAGGGTATAGACGATGTTTTCCATCTACTTCGCTAGACATAGTATGAGCTTTACCAGCAGTAGGATGTTCATTAGAAGTAGGATCTTTAGCCATCTTCATCCAATCAAAATCCTGAAATCCTCTCATAGGATCTTTTAGTTGTTCTTCTACTTCACTCATACTTTACGAACCATAATTTATTGTAATTAAAGAATTATTTGACCAGTTACCACCTTTAGAATACTTAAATACTGGCTTCCCATCAGCATCTCTTGGAGGACCTTTCTTATTACCTCCTTGTCCTTGTTCTTGTTCTTGACTTACTTTAGGTTTTAGAGGATTATTTTTATTCTGTGGCATAACATCACCTGCTGATTGAAGATTCTGTAACATAGTACTTTTAAATTTTTTTAATCTTCCACTAAAAGTTTCTGTACCATCTTCACTTGGTGGTCCACCTCCTAGTGGATGATCGTCACTAGGTGTAATCAACATATTAGATACTTGCTGTGCAAACTCTAATCCATTATCATCAAAGCATGTACCATCACCAGCTTTTGTTCCTTCACTACAATCAACAACCATCATATCTTTCATTCCATCCTCTCTTTTTAACATATAAGGCTTCTTAAACTTAGATACATTATTATTAAATTGTGTTCCAAAATAAGTTCTAATATCATTCCTTAAAACACTACCTTCTCCAAGAGGTAATCCAACAAGAGGACTACCAGTTTCAGAAACTGATCCTGTAAATATAGAATTAATAATTTGTAACGCTTCAGTTTTAGGCTCAAATCCTTTAGGAGCATCTGGTACTTCAGAGTTTATTTGATTTTTAAAATATCTAAAATCTTCTGTAGCAAATTCTTTGCCTCCAGGAGGAGTTCCTGTATAATTACTCATAAGCCATGTATGTGCCTCATCAATCAATCTATTTTTTTCTGCAGGTCCTACTGCATTTCTAATTCCCTTTAGTCTATGTTCTGCTAAACCTAGAAATGCCATGTCAGTTTTTGGAGGAGGGTCTGTACTTTTTTGATCGTGTTCTTCTTTAGCAACTCTTGCTCGTAGTTTTAACTGGTCTTGAACAGCAGCAGTATGGATAGAAGGATTAGAAACTTTACCATCTTTATCTATAAATTCACCAGATACTCCTAAACTATCCATAAAGGAATTGTAATCTTCTAAGGTAAAATTCTCTTCTAATGCAAAGACATCCTCATAAGTTTGTTCTGTTTTTGTTTCTCTGTCTTTTAAAGAATTTACACTATTTTCATGATTAGTTTCGTTTTTTGCTATGATCTCATCATTTGTCTGTAAGCCAGATAGCTCAGTATATGTATCATCCATTTCTTTCTGATAATTTGTCTTATCTGGATCTTCAGCCATTAAAGCTTGAAACTCAGTATTTTGTACTACTTCTTTTCTATATTCTAGTAGGCTCGTCATTGCTGTAGAAGCACTATTTTTTATCTTAGGATCTTTTGCAGCTTTTACAAAATCAGTAAGCTTATCACGCACCACAGTCATTGAAGAACGGACTTTTTTTCTTACAATCATATCTTCTTCAAGTGCTAAATCTATCTCTTCTTTAGTCTTGTTTTTATCTCCATAAGCATCCAGGATAGCACTCATTCTAGTTCTGGTAGGTTCATGCTTGATAGCATCAACCCTCGTGGTAAATCCTTCAAGTTCCTCTTTAGTAGGATTAAATTCCATGTTACGCAACTCCGTTCTCATTGTTGCTTCGTGATCTCCTGCTGTCTTTATCTCTTCTTTTTCTTGTGTTTCTCTTATAACTCCTTGTAATTCTTTTTGGAAAGCACCTTGATCTTCTGCGCCAACAGTTGAACCATCTTCAAATATTTTATTGGTTTCTATATACGATGTCATATCATCACTAGTCTTTATCTTATTGAATAGTGTTCTATGATTAACTATAGCTCTCTGACTAGTTTCTTTCTTTCTCTCTTTAGCAATTTCTTTAGTTACTTTTGCATTTCCTGAATCAATTTCAAGAATACGTTTAGTTTGAAATTTGAGTATGTTTTTTCTAGCTTCAAAACCTAAAGATTTATTATTTTTAAGTTCTTTTTTTACTGCTTCCTTTAAAGCTTCGACAGTTGTAAGTTGAGCTATTTTACTTTCAAATTTTAATCCAGTTTCTATTCCTTTATCATCTGTTTCTTTATCTCTAAATGCTCTTGTCTTGTCCTGAAATATTTCCATATCCCTTGCAGAAGGATTCTTTATCAGTTTAAATTGTTTCTCAGCATCCTCAAAACTTTGATCACCATCATTTACAGCACCAATTAAGTCCATAACTTTTCCAGTTGTAGCTGCAGCAGTTTTACCACCTGAGATTGCTCCTAATTCCTTTAGCATGGTAGTTTTATGTGTTACCCATGATGCCATATCTGGCTGGATCATTCCTTTTTCTGGAACCATATCTATAATACCTTGTGCTATCTCACATCTATCTGCATCTCCGGTTCTGCAATCATTTATTGCATTTCCAAGTCTAGTTTGTAATCCACCTAGATTCTTAGTTGAGTCATTTTTCTCTTCCTTTGACCAGCTTTTACTATTATCAATTTGGTATTTGATTCGTTTACTTTGAGCTTCTAAAACTTTTAATTTTCCTACTTTCATCCATGAAGGATCATTACTTTGAAGAACTTTTTCCTGTTCTTTTCCAACATCGGGTATAGACTTAAAGTCTTTACTGGCTGTTTTAGTATAGTTAGGTAAAATATCTGCTTCTTCAGAACCTTCTGGAGGTATATAAGATTCAGAATTAATATCAATACTTTTAGCCATTGAACTTAATTGAGTCATAGATGAATGAAATTCACTAGGCTTAATATCACTTTTTCGTAATAAAAGTTGTACCTGTAAAAGTTTAAAGTCATCTTTAGAAGGTGGATTCCCATTATCAATAGCAAATTTTACTGCTGCTATTTCATTCAAAGCTTTATTATTTAATTTTATGTCTACTTTTGCTCCTGCTTTTTCTGCATCATCTTTAGCTTTTCGTTCCCTATTCTGTAAAACTGTTTTAGCAGCTCTTGCTTCTTTAAAATACTCTTGAAATTTTTTACCCATACCTTTTCCTCTATCCGCTAACTGATTATAGGCGGTCGGACTCTCAATCATTTTTAAGGAGTTAAAAATTTCATCAGTAGAGCTTCCATTTGGATCTATTAATGAATACTGAACTTGTTCAGTCATGTGTTCTAAGACAGCAGTTGTAACTTGTGTGCCAGGTATAAGATCACCTTTTTTCCCTTGAACATCAAACTTCAATCCTTTCCATCCACTTACTCTAGCATCAAAATCTCCAATAGTTTTTGGTACTCCCTTAGCATTAAATGAACCAACTACACGATTAGATATAAATACATCCTGTTGTTCTCTTACATGCTCTCTATGCTTTTTTGCGACATGATCTTCTAATTGAGTATAGCTTACTCCTTTTCCATCAGCAGTTACTTCTCCTAAATGTTTAAGTCTAGAGAAATTCTCAAGATGTCTTTTCTCTTTATAATTTTGAAGTTGTACTCCAGCAAACTGAATAAAATCCCTTTTAGCTTCGTCTTCAGGATCAAGTCCATCCCATTCCTCAAAAAGTTGAGCAGTAATACTTTCGGCATTTTCATTAATGTACGCTTGTTCCTCATCTACTTTCTCTTTAGTATATAGTTTTTCGTATTCTTTTCTAAGACCTGCATTTGCGTGTTCTAAGTTTTTTTTATCTCCAGCAGCGGGTGACCATGATGGATTATACTCAGCAATTTCTGATCCACCACTAGCACTAAACAGACTTTTAGCATCTGTTTTATTTTTAAAATCTTGTTCAGCTTTAGCTTTTTTTAGCTCGGCAGCAGCTACTCTCTTCTTAGCTTCCTCTTCTCCCTTTTGAAGAGTCATCATTTTTCCTCCAGCTTCTGCCCACCTCATTAATCCATTAGCAATTTCACCAGCATTAATGCCTCCCATACCTCCTGCAGAATTAAGATCTGATTGTCTGATACCAGTTTCATAATTCATTTTGGCAACTCCTCCTGATCTTGCTGAATTAGCTATATCAAGACCCATTGTAGAAGTTTGAACTCCATCGTTATATGCCATTAGAACTCACCTCCCATTTGGGAGTCAAATGATTGTGATTTCATATATGCTTCTCCCATACTAAACACTAATCCCATAGGGCCTGGACCTGATTGGTAAGAAGATCCAGCTATTTGAGCATTAGCATCTAACCAAGCCATTTCCATTCCTTGTGTAATTTCTCTATCTTTGTAGGATAGTTGAAGGTTTTTAGTATCCATATCCTTTAGAAACGAGTTCTCTCCTTGAAGAACTTGTCCTAGACCTCTTGCTTTAAGAGCATCCGTACTTTGTCCTGATGGACCTGCTAAGGCTGCTATAGATCCAGATACTCTTAGTTCCTTTAGTCTATTCTGGAGCATAGCATCAGCTTTAATGTCCCTATTCTTAACACGCATGATATTAATATCAGCAAATGACTGTCTTGCCTGAGACATCTTCATCTTATACTGACTCTTAATAGCTAAATCTTTTCTATACTTTAATGCATTAGCAGCAGAAGCGGCAGCATTACCTGCTTGATGCTTCATTAATGCACCAGCACCCTGCATTATCATCATTGCTGTAAAAGGTTCTATGCTACCTCCAATTCGTTATATTTTTCAAATTTAATAAAAGGAATCTGTAAAAATCCGTACTTAATTTTATCTGTGAATGTAAAGTTTAAATGTTTTAACCAAGTTATAGATTCTTTATTCCTTTCGTCTACATAATTATACATAGAAGGATAAGTTTCTCCCATGTGATCTATCCAAGATCTACTACTTTTTAAAAAGCTTTTTCTATTCTTCTGTTTCCAAGAATCAAAGTGTTTAGTCCGTAAAAACCACGGAGTACCTACTCCATTTGGTTCTCCTCCTACTCCTCCTATACCTAAAAGTTCTTCTTTATCAAAATAACATACTAATTGGTAACTAGTCATTATAGAAGAAAGTATAGCAGTTTTAGGGCTTAATCCTGATGTTGCATAAACCTCATCTATATCTACTTGACACATATTATTAGCTAAAATATCTACATATTCTGCCTCAAAAGGCTTTGTAAATTCTTTGTAACTATACATTTTATGCTACTCGTTGATTCCTTTTGTGTAGAAAGCCTTCCCATTCTGCTGACATGAACGCACACGGCAAGTACTCATCATTTTCTAATATAATGTTACAGTTAGAACTGTTTGTCATGACGGAGCTTTTGAAGGTTCCGGAGAGTAGTTTGTATTCTCCAAAAGAAGATGTATTAGTTATCATTCCTGAGAAGTTCTTAGAATAGTTTGTTCTAGGAGTAGAAGATATAGTTACTCCTGCATTAAAAGTTAAAGTAATAGTAGAATCACTTAGTAACGCATTAGCAGAAAGCTCAAGTAAAGTAGTGGAACCTCCTGTTATAGAAAGAATTGTTGTTCCTGAAGGAATTCCTCTTCCTGATACTGGCATTCCTGCTACAAGATCATTGGTATCTGATACTGTTACTGTTGCATCTGAGATTGTTAAAGTACAAGATTCTAAACTTATTACATTAGGATCAGGAATTAATATGGTTCCTGGAGTTACATTAACTTTTATATTAAAGAAACCAGTTCTATTGTAAAGTAAGTTAATATTTCTAATCTGTAATTTAGCAGTAGCTACTGGAAGTTGACTCTCTTTATGAATAAACCTAGAGAACTCATATTCAAAGGTGTAAGGAGTTCCTGCATATACTACGTTAGTAGAATGAGCAGCTAAGTATTCATTTACCAAAGTTTGAGTTGCGGATGCAGAACTTCCACTTATTTTTCTAGAGTTATCTGTAACATAGACCATGTCGCTAGGAATATCTGCAAAGTATGGAAGGTGAGCAGCTACATTATTTCCATTTACTAACTTAACTCTCCTATCCAAAAGTACTGCAGTATCATCTTCCATTACTGCTTCTGAAGAATCTAAGCTTAGGTTAATGTCTTCTAGGTACAGACCTTCAACAGTAGTTCCATTGGATTCATACCTCTTCACAAGTAACTTCAGAGTTGATCCTAAGAATGCACAGTTTAGGATGTCTCCAGTAAATGTCCAATGACTCCAAGAGTTCTGAAGTTTATCTGCTCCTTCCCAGAAGTTCTTATAAATATAAACTCTTTTAAGATCATCATCAGATAAAACTGCTACCATATCATTGGTAGAACTTACAACCATTGTGGTAATATTACCTTTGATGTACTGTGGTACATGAGAAGTAATATCTGTTGCATCATTAGTATCTGCAGAACCAGTATCTACAAAGTATTCTCTTACTCCTGAATACTCTCCACGTTTAAAAGGAAAGTAAACAAACTTACCAGAAGAAACAGGAGGAGCTTTATTAGTAGATTCAAACTGAGTAACAACATCTACGGATACTGAGTTAGGAGTAAAAGCATTTTGAGAGTTTAAATTGAACTGTTGAAAATCTGAGAAGAGTAATAAACCTTGATTAAAGGCAGCAGCATGTCTGAGAATAGAAACTTCATTATTAGATACTGTAATGTCAACAGGATTACTATCCAAGAAAGTCATTACAGAAATAGAAAGGAAATTATAGAAGTTTCCTGCTACCGAAAAGATTATATTTTCATCACTTAAAACACCAAAACGATTCTTATGAAAAGTAACATCATTTATCTTTCCTCCTGTAAATGATGGAAAAGGATTAGTATCATCATCTCCTGCTTTTCGACTAGACCATCCAAACCTAGCTGGAGCGCCATAACTTGCTGGAAGCTCTTTTACAGGTTCATAAAGAAAGTATTTATTTTTATCAACTGTATTATCATATAATCTAATTAAACGATGAGGCATTGTAAAGGTATCAAAACCCAAAGTCTGTCCAGGACCTAAAGATTCTTTCCAGACATCATCTGTTGAATTATATTTTACATAAAAGTCATCAGCAGAAGCATCTGAATTACCAACTATTTTAACTACATAATTATTAGGAGCGCCTACTGCAGGAAGGTTGGTAAAATTTGTAGTAGTTTTTGTAAAACCTACTAATGCTCCTCCAGCTTTTGAATCAGAAACTTTAATAGTGAAAGCTTCTTTACATTGAATTTTGATTACAGAAGTTCCTGATTCTTGTGTAAATGCAAACTTATTACTGCTTGCAGCGACAATAGCATCTAATCCATCATAGTAAGTATCTCCTTCGTATCCTGCACCTGAAGATTTACCTCCTTCATCTCTTCCTGCTGTAGGAAGCCAACCTCCAAAACCTTCTACTGCAACTGCAGGAGTGGTAACAGTAAAATCATCCCATCCTTCAGCAACAAGAGTAGTACCACTACTATATATGCTACCGCTAGGACCTGCTCCAGTACATTCTCCCCTTCCACCTTTTAGAATTTTAGCAATTCTTGCAGCGGAAGTATAACTTTGATTAGCTCCTGCGGCAGAAGAAGGAGTTTGAAACCCAACTTTGTAAGGTCCACCACCAGCAGTTATTGTTAAAGATACCATATACTTACTGGAATAATCTCCTGACTTTACAAAAAGCAATCCTTCATGAGTATATGCTCCAGTAATTAATCCTGATCCTGTTGCTGATGTAGGTACAAGAGCATCTGTCCATCCTCCAGTTACACCTTCTCCTGAAACTTTACCATTTGTAGTGGCTTTATTTACTATAGTTTCTTTATTAATAAGAAAGGTTGTATCGGCTACTGTGGTTGCTATTATATTTTCTTTGACTGTAGGAGTCTCTAGGTAAACTAAATTTGCACTAGTTATATTATTTGTAGTTGTGGTAGGCCAATTACTTACATCTGCGGTAGGTGCAGATTTAACAGGCATAGCACCACCATCTTTATCATAAATCTCAAGAGTCTTAACTGCTCCAGAAGTCCTACTGAGAACCATTGTATATTCTTCATCAGCATCTCTACGAATACTATGAATAAATGTATCATTCTCTGCAGTAGTAGATAGTCTTGATTGATGTTCAGTTCCAGGTCGTTTCTCTAGACCTCTTGCCACAGAACTCAGACCATTGATCTGTCTTTCTGCTTGGGTAGGCAATCTAATTTCAGCAGGTTGCTGAGAAATACCATTAATTAAATTTGGTATAGGACTAGAAATTAAAGCCATAATTAGGAATATAATCTTCGTTGTGAATCAAGTACACTTACAGGAGCGCCTGAACCTCTATCTAAGGCAGCAAATGTGTCATAGTTATCAAAAATATTAAAGTCGGCAGCTTGAGAATCTGCATCTCTAAGAGCAAGTAAAGCTGTTTGCTCATCTTTATATTGTAGCTGTGTCATCTCGCTAGAACCAATAGTATTTTCTTGGAACTTTCTTCCTGCTCTTAATGTAATGTAATTTCGGGCATACTCAGGAATCTTTTCAAAATCAAAGAAGTATACAATATTAACTTTTACCGCAGCATCAAAATCAAAAGTATTTTTAGTTCGATCATATAATCTACCATCACGTTCAATAATATCTGAATTGTAGTCTCTTTTTAAACTTAGGGTATCTACTTGGAGAGTATTGGAAGGAAGTGAAATACTTTTTTCGTTATTCGGAGTTAGTTCATATCTTAGATCAGTATTAAAAGACCATCCTAAAGATTGCACTTCACGAGAAATGGATTCTAGAACTATTTCAGCTACTTCTGCTTCCTGAAGACCAGAGTTTAAAGTATTTACTGGAGCTTCTCCTATACCAATAAGCATAGAATTGATAGCATTTAATCTAGTAGTTTTAGAAACAGCCATAAAGTTTTATTTGGGGATATTTGTGTGAGGGTGTAGAGGAGTTATGGAGAACTCTTATATCTCCTCTACGAAAATGGGGTACGGCAAGAGGATTAACCATACCCCACAAAGAGGTTATTATGCTATAGGTGCAGAAAGTAACACGCTCATTGCTGGACGTAATACGTTATGACCCATTGCATATTTAGAAACAATCATTGTTCCTTGACGATTGACCATATAATCTGTCTCAACCGAAAGATCCAATAATTTAACAGTTGCTACTGCATCTTTGTTCATGACAATAGCACGAACTTTCTCGCCTTCACCACCATAAGCGGCTCCAGCAGGAAGATCATACACAGTTGTCCTGTTAGATTCTGTAGCACCTAAAGGACGATCTGCAGATGGAACTGTACCAGTACGAGTACCACCTGAGCCAGTCATAGCCCAAAGGTTAGTAGCCCAAGCTGAGGAACCACCAGATCCAAGATGAGGAGTTCTAACTACTGGAATACCTGCAATAGTTGGAAGATTCACATCCTTAACTGAGCCACTTCCACCTACATCCTGATTAAAGAGATGTAAATTAGCAGTAGTTTCTCCGTTAGTCTGGGATTTAAACATGTGATAGTAGATATCTGTAGCACAGACAACTACTAAATCATCAAGAGGCGCTCCTGCAGTTTCCAGAATACGCTTTGCTTCGATGACTGCTTCCATGAAATACATGGATTTTACAGACTGAGCGCAAGTTCCGATTACCACATTGGCAGAGAAATCCTCATCAGTCCACGCTACATTCTCTTGAACAAGAGCTGCAACTGCGGCTGCTGAAGTTGATAGACCAGCTTTAATAGCCATTCTGAGGACGTTTTTATCCGCAGCATAGGCTAATCCATAAGCAGCTTCTGAAGAATAGACTGAACGTATGTCATATTGAGACATCGCTTCATCAATATTAGGGATGAATTGATTCACAATTAAGAGATCGTCAATACTAACTACTCTTTCAGTTTGCTTAGCTGTTACGTTCGGTACGATTTCAGCTCCAGGTGTATGATACCCTGCGGTACGATGTTTACCTGTCATAATGAACTGTGCCGATTTACCCTTCTTAATATTTCGGGTTCTCGTATAGTTCATCATTACATTTTTGGTCTGAAATGCGGTCATTACTTCGCCAGCATACAGCTTTAGGAATAATTGCCTAGAACTGGTAGAGGCAGAAGCATCAACTAGACCGGACCTTAGACCTGTATAATTTTGTGCCATATTTAATTTTAATTGAGATTAAAGATTACTAGTTTTAAACTAGCATGAGTTAAAGTTACGGCTTTATCTTCATCGTTCCCAATTAAAGTTATCCTCCTCAGAGGGCATTAATTTTGTTCGTATGTTTTACTTCCGTATTACATAAGGTTAGAAGATTCTAGTTTCCTAGTTACTTCTTCCCTATAAGCAGGATCAGTATTGTATTTAGGATTTCGCATTGCTTCAGACATTTGCGCTAATGAACTAAAAGCTTCTGTTCCAGATCCACCAGTTGATCCCTGCATTAAGTTAGGCGAACTTCCGTTTGCCACTTGGTATTGAGCATTAAGAGATTTAATAACAAATAAACTTTCGTCTACTGTGCCATGTTCTAGTGCAGAATTAAATACACCTATCTCTTTTTCAGTAAGAGATTTACCTGCCCATTCAAGTATTGAATTATATTGTTCTTTTCCTCCTACAGAACTATAAGCCATATCAGCTACCTGATCTGAAATAGCATTCTGTCCTTCTATCCATGAAGATACCATCTCAGGACTCATGCCTTTTCCATTGAGTTCTTTAAATGAGGCTTCTGAAAGGGTATCGTTTTCTAAATATTCCTTATAGTATTTATCAAAATCTAATCCTTGTTCTGTTACTGCTTCTTTTGCATCTTGTAAAGTGGGATGAGGAGTCTGCGGAGGTTTTGTACCCTCATCGCTGTTCGTCACAGACTCCGAACCTCCTAATTTTGTTTCTAATTCATGATAGGCTTTCGCCATATCTTCAGGACTTTCAAATTTATCTGGAAGCCATGAAGGTTGTTCATCATCTCGTTCTACGGCTCCTGCTTCTTCTGCAAGTTGAACCATAGCTTGCTCATGCTCTTGCGTTCCTTCTGGAGGCGGTGGAGCATCTTCATGTGTACTTACTTGTTGAAATTCTGCCATTGTGAGTCTCCTCTTATGTTATTAGTTAGCCATTTCTGGAGGTGGTGGTTGCATTTGATCACCCATACCTTTAACCATTTCGGGTGTGGCTTTCTCTGCCATTTTACCTATCATTTGTTGGTTCATTGCAGCAGCTTGTTGATCTTGAGCAGCTTTCATCTCTAACATTTTCTCTTCTTCAGTCTTCACTAGTCCTTCAGTATCAATACCAAGAGAACCTGCAAGACGAGTAATATAATCAGAAACATTAATTTCCCTTAGTACTTCTGGACCAAGTGGTGCTAGTTGCTGTAAAAACATTCCTAATTTATTCAAATCTTCTCCTCTTCCAAGAGCTTCTACTCCTGTAATAATAAGAGGTTTTAATCCTTCTTCTGGAAGTTTAGGAATCTTCTTTTCTTTCTGCATCTTATTCATTAAGAGTTCTACCAAAGGTAACTGGAACTCCTGAGAAAGAACAGCATAAACTCCACCTAAAGCTATCTCTAATTCCTGATGTGCTATTCTTATTTCTTCTGCAGTAACACGCTCAGCATCCCTTCGGATAGAAGAGTTCATAAGGAACACTCTGGATAACCTAGTTTGTAATACTTGTATTGTGTTCATAGCTACACCAAAGTCCTGAGACTTACCAAGCTGAAGAGAAGATACATCATTATCATCTCCTGTTACTATAGCTCCATTAGGAGACTCTGCTAAAGTCTTAACTCTTGTAGTGCCATTAGGTCTAACAAGGAATAATACTTTTGCAGCGGCTGCTGAACCTTCTACAATAGACTGAGTTAATGACTCAAGAGACTTTAGATCTCCTAAGTACTCTTCTACATATCCTCGTCCATAGTCTTCTCCATCCATTGATGTAAACCTAAGAGCAATATAAGGACATTTATTTTTAGGATAAGAACCTTCTGATCCTGGAACAGTTTTTCCTTCTAACTCTTGATGTATTTTCCAGTTACTTCCTGTCCATTGAACACAAGTAAATAAGTCATGGTTTTTATATACTTCTTCTGATTCAGGATCAGAGAGTATATCTTTAGCACGTTCAGGAAGAGACAAAGAAGAAAGGGATTCTTTAGTGATAATCTTTAGGACATTACCCATTGAGTCTCGTTTAACAACATAACGATCTAAACGAAATACTCTTATCTGTTCTTTAGGAGGTAGGTATACAAGAACATTTCCTGTAACAATAAGTTGTTTAAGTGCTTCAGAAATAGGAACTCTTAGTCCACGGACTTCAATTTCCTGCATTACTAAACGCTCAATCTTAGCTAAAGCTTTCTCAGCTTCAGATCTCTGTTCAGCTAACAGACCTTCAAGTTCTGCATCATCTACTACTAGTCTAAAGAAGGGTGCATTAGGAGGAAGTAAAGACATGAGAAGCTTAGCGCTTAAATTGTTTACGCCTTCTGCTCCTACGGATTGGAATGGGGTAGTAATTTGTGAGGAACTTTCAAAACTTTCTTGAGGTAAGAGAGTAGGTATAGTAAATAAAGAAGCTTCTCTACCTCTCCTAAGATAGTTGTCTCTATCCTGAGAGTACTTAGAGTATTCAGATTTTACTGGGTACTCCTCAGTATAATCATCAGAAGCTTCTATAGTAATTCTACTTTCTTTTTTATATTTCATCAGCTAATTTTTAAAGAGGATCTTGATCGTTGCTGTCCTTTATTTGTTCCTAGTTCTGCTGCGCTTTGTTTATCTTTTCCTCCTGCAGTTTTCTCATTCTTTACTACAACATCAGATGGCTTTTGAGAACCATACAAAAACTCAGATAATTTATTTCCTAGATAACCCATAAATGAGAGTCCTGTATTTACTCCTGCATTTATTTCTCCTCCAACATGAGAAAGGCCACTAGTAATATCACCCATTGTTCCTCCTTGACCTGTTCCAAATTGGTTTAAGTTTGGTTGATCAAGAGGATTAACAGAAGAAGTGGCAGGATTCAGATCTATATTTTCTAAGTTTTGTCCTAATGTTCCATCACCTAAATTTATATCAGAAGTTCTAGGATCAAGATCAATATCGGGTATGGTAATTACTGGTGGCTTCCAAGTCGGCATACTAACATTAGGCCAGCATAGAGCAAGTTCTCCTTCATACTCAAATGATTTTTCAGATTCTTTAACTAGTTCATTTTTTTCGTCATCCCAAGTATAATTAACTTCAGTATAAATTTTCATTCTGGCCTATTAATTCTAAGGTTCATCCTTCTGGTTGAAGGTTTATTCACTTTAAAGGTAGGGTCTTGAGAAGTAATAGGTTCTCCTGATTTAGCTTCTGTTTTTACAGGTTCTACATTAGGCATCGACTGAGGTTGATTCATACACATCGTCTATACTCTCTTTATAAGTAGCTTCAATAACATTGATTACTTCTTGTTGACCTTGAAGAAATCTAATTCCTTCAATAGTTGTTGAGTTATTTCTCGGTAATTCATTAGGAAAGGTTTTTTTTAACCAGACCAATAAATCTTCAGAAATATTATAAGCTCCAATCATCATAATAATAACCTTTCTATCCTAGAGTAGGTAATATGTGTATACTAAATCAAAAGCATACACATAAGTATCTGTATTTACTATACTATCTCACATGCTCCCCCTGAGCAAGCAAGCTCCTGTGAAGACACAGTATAATCATCACTTTCATACTCAGAAAGCTTAGTCCAATCAAGAACAGGCATCTTTTTAAGGAGTGCCTTGTACTCTTTTTGAGTACAGTCCTGATAAGGTGCTTGCTTATAAATGTGGTCAGAATAAGGTAGAAAAGAAACTCCTGAGATTGAATCGAAGTTTTTATAGACAAAGGCTCCTACTTCTAACCATTCATCTTCTTTTACTGATATAGTTTGACTAACTTTATGTTCTGTAAATGCTTCGGTGTATACTGTATGTAGCACAAGCTGATCGATAGCTCCTAAAGAGTCTCTACATAAAGCATTTTCTGGAGACTTCATTGGAAAAGAAAATACTGTTCCTGTCTCTGGCTTAACTACATCCTTCTCAAATGGAACTCCTTGTTTAATCATAAACTTTGTTATAGGATCTTTGTTGTCTCCTCTAACTGTACGGACATAATAAGGACTATGCCTAGTATGTATTCCCGATGCTGAATTAACTAACTGACTAACTGTGCCACTTGGTTTGATTGCAGTAATAGCAGCTGAAGGATTGATACCAATCTGATCTGACATCCATTGATTCTGACCTTTAGCTACAGCTTTAAGAGCTTCTAACTTTTCAAAAAGACTTTCAATATCTCCTAAAGATAGTAAGTTATGTCCATTGGTAAGTTTGTTATCCATAATACCAGTAAGGGAAACACCAAGTAACCTTTCTTCTTCACAGTTTGTTTTCCACTTATTTGAAACATATCTAAAGTTTGTCAGCGTTGACTGCCAAGTACCTAGAACAGTTGCTAACCTAATCTTTCTCTGTATATCTTCCCAAGTATCCTCACTCCTTACAACTGCTTCAGTAAGGTTACAGAACTCTCTAGGTCTAAGGATAATTTCAGAACAAGGATTGGTTCCAAAGTCATCCTGAAGTTCCCTACGTTTACCTAGTTTTTCTGTATGTTTCTTAGCATTTGCAGAAGAGAAGATACCACGCTCACCACTCTTAGACATATACAAACTTCTCCACTCTTTTAGGAAAGTTCCGATGTCTGGTTTGGTGTGATAGTTTGCAGAGTTATTAGCTAAGTACCTCTGAGCATTCTCATAACCAAACTCACCAGATTTACAGGTTCGTAGTTCATCATCACCTAGATCTGAAAGAGATAACAATGCACTCCTTCTTACTCCTCCAACTACTATACACTCTGCAACTTTACAGACTATATCATGACATTCTAGAGGACGAAGTTTTCGACCACAAGAACCTTGAAACTTTTCTATTGTAAAATTAAACAAAGCTTCCAAAGGTTCAGGTCCTGATGCTCTTCCTCCAAAGGTTTTAAGTACTACTCCTGCAGCTCTAACTGCTGACATATCCCAACTAGGAATTAGACCAGTACAGAGAAGAGAAATCAGTTCCCTATAAGCTTTAGCCCATCCAAGTTTAGAGTCTCTAACTTTTATGATTGTATCAGTAGGATATAATATATCAGGAATAGAAGGTAACTGCAGAGTATGCTTAGATTCTACAGAGAAACCTACTCCTGTTCCATTCATGAGGACATATAAAATCTCATCAAAAGCTTTCATAGAATCTATAGGAGTATAAGCACAGTTATAACCAGCTATATTTTCTTTCTTTAGGGCAGGTCCTGCGGTCATTAAGCATCTCATTGAGGGCATAATTTGTAAGGAAAGTACCGCTTCTTCCAGTTCCATCCTAAGCTTCTTAGGAATTTCGTAAGAAAAATTTTCCTGTAAATGTTCCTCAAAGAATTTAAAGTATCTAGCAACTGTTTCTTCCCATGTTTCTCTTCTTCCTTTTTCAGGAACCCATCTGGAATAACGACTCAGATGTATATACTCTTGATACTGGCTTGGTAATTTATTCATTTTTCATCCTCTCTTTTTCAATTAGTTTTTCTAAATAAGTTTGAGCTTTTAACAAGTCGTTAAGTCCACCTTTGAATTGATAACGAGATACATACTTGATGATGTTTCCTTCTATAAAATCTAACTCGTTAGCTGTAATATAATCAAGAGGCGTTATACCTAATCCTTGATAGTGCTTTGGTTTAGTTATCTGTTCTTCTTTAGTTTGAAGATCAGCTACATCCTTTAATCCTGGAGGTAATGTACTTTTAGGATCATTCCTAAATGCATAACCTAATGGATCTCTGGTCATTTCTTTTACATGTGTATCTACCTGATCACCTATAGATACATAGGATTGAGTCTGTGCATCCCATTGTTGAACAGGCTTGACAACATCTACTAGAGATTGAACCCTTGGAGAGTTTCGCAGAATATTTTTAATATTATTCTGATCATCTCTTCCAAACCCTTCGTTAGCTAAGGGATGCTTTAAACTAGAGTCAACGTAGTCTCTCCATTGTTTATTTTGTTTCTGAGATTTCTTTCTTTCTATCTCATCTAGATCATAATTACTCATCGAAACCTCCATTATAATCTCTCATGAAAGTATCAAAATCATCTGCCAAATCATCAGGATCAGGCTCATTTTCTATGTCCCATTTTAAATGTGCTTCTAAAACTTTTCCGGTTAGAGTAACCATTTTTCCCCACTTTCTTTCGTAAGCTCCTCCATCATAGTTAGACATGTGGACTCCATAGTTTAACTTCTTCGGTTTGCTTATTGTACTCACACTTCCTGAGTATCCTTGCCATACGAGCATTCAAGATAGCATCTTTTTCTTTTAGTCCTGCTTTCTCATACCTAGTTACTACAGTTTTCCAGAGGTCTTCTCCTTTTGTAGTAGCAGATCTTAATAACTTTTCTGCTGTTACTTTACCTACACTAGGACAACCCTTATAGTTATCAACTGTATCTCCTGTTAAAGTTTGAGCAAAGAAATTAAAGTCAGCTTCTTTTTCCGATAAAGTATATAACTCCTTAGTCTTTAGATTCCAATGTAATCCTGGAATAGTTAGGAGATCTTTATCTTCACTTACAATGACATAATCATTTGTTAAACTATCAGTAGTACCAATGATTCCTATTACATCATCAGCTTCTAAGTTTGTAATTTGTTTGAAGGTATATTTATCCTTACAGTATTCTAATGCTCCTGTAAAACATAAAGGTTTTCTTCCTCCTCTTCGGTTAGCTTTATACTCAGGATTAATTTCTTTCCGATAGTTCTTTTTGTCAGAGAAACAAAGGATACTTCTATCAGCTTTCATCTCTTCAACTATTAGACTAACTTGATCGTCAATTATAATCTTTACTTTCTGAAGATCAGACCATAATATCCATTGATCGTTACCCCAATTCACTTCTTCTTCTGCTACTCTACACGCTTTATAAAGTATGATGTCTGCATCTATTACTGCTACTCTTTCTTTTTTCATATTTCCTCTTATAGTTGTGGTGGATTATTAAAAGTTTCAGGATCAGTTAGATCGTAAGAATAATTTTCATAATCTTTAATTATTACAGTCTTACTATACTTTATTGCAGAGTAAGGAATAATGTATATTTTTAGAAACTTTACTATAAATAAAAATTCAAAATCATTTTCACCATAAGAAAACATTTCTCTATTACTATTAATACCTTTTGAGTTATGTCTTCTTCGTTTTAAATAAATAGAATCTTTTTTTTCTGTTGCTTTAACTTGAATTGGAATCCATTTATTATCGTGGTGAATTACAAAATCACAGCTACTACTAGGATTACATGGCTCAAAGATATCATACTCCCATCTATGTAGTAGGTAACGCACAAGATCTTCTCCTGCTAACCCTATAGTTTGATTAGTTCTTCCTACTTTGGATAGTGGATTAATGGGTTTCTGCCCAAGTTGTTCCGATTGAGTACTCTCCTGAGAGTGGTATTCTGAGTCCCAATCCAATCCCTGTAGTGGTAATTGCCTCGACACATAGTCTACCGATTTCTTCTGCATAGTTCTCCTTTACTGTTAGTTGTACTTCATCATGAACAAACGCAACCTGAGAATAATCTTCACCACGTTTGAACCCTTTTTGATCAAGTAGTGAATGCATTTCCACTACCCATTGCTTACAAATAATAGCTCCTGCAGATTGTAGGAGTGTATTCAGAGCTGCATGTTTAGATCTAACTGGTACTCGTCTTCCGTCTAATCCTATGATAGATCCTTGTGCTTCAGCTTTCTTTTGTACCTTAGTCCTGAGTTGTTTAAGGGCTGGAAGTTGAGAGAGAAATTTCTTCTTTAATATCTTTCCTTCTTTCTGTCCCTTACCAACAATTTCCCCAATCTTTTGATCTCCTGCACCATACAGAAAACCATAAATGAAGGTCTTCGCTTGATCCCTCGTAGCCAAACCAGCTGCCTCTTGGTTGACAGTATGTATATCCTCCTCCAACAATTTCTTACCATATATACCATCATCATAGTGCGCCAAATAATGAGATAAACACCGCAACTCAAGCCCAGAGACATCAATCCCCAATAGTTTCTGTCCTCTATTCGGAACAAATAAAGACCTGCAGTCTTTCCCATAGGGTGCATTTGTATTTGGAACCTGAGCGAGGTTCGGATTTGAGTGAGATGCCCTAGAAGTCGATGCTCCCATCGTGTTGACTCTGCCATGTAACCTCCCATGTTTCACTAGTTTTAGCCATGCTTGATCCCCTTCAGCAAGTTGACCAATGCGTTTATTTAACATCAAGTATTCAGACATTAGCTTTGCTTCTGGATACTCTAACTTTTTGAGAATACTCTCATCAACTTTAGCTTCACCTGATGGAGTGAAGTCTCTCGGTTTCCAACCTCTAAGTTCCTTGAGTCGTTTTGCAATGTGTTGTCTTGAGTTAGGATTGAATTCAATAATCTTAACCTTAGAATAGAGTTCATTCCTCCGTAGTCCCTCGTTAATAAGCCACGAGCCAAATACATTTCGGAGTTTCTCTCCGAGTTCTTCTCTTCTTGCTGCCAGCTTATGATATAATTCAACAGCTTTTTCTTCATTAAATGCAAATCCATTTTTCTCCTGTTGGTTACAAATTTCAGCTATGTTATGTTCCAATCGTATACTATTTTCACTTGGTAAATGGAGCCTTAAATTTTTCCATAAAATATGCGTTAGTTCCACATCATTAATACAGTAATCAACCATCTCCTGAGAAAACTCTTTGAAATCAGAATTTTTACCAAAGGTTCCCTTGTTATGATTCAGTCTGTATCCCCATGCTGCTAAAGAATGTGATCCCCAAAACTTAGGTTCCAATATTTTAACTGCAGAATCTTCACTCCTCAGATCTGAATGAATTAATCGAGACAAAATAAGAGTATCTGTAACCTGTTCTACAGGAATCACAAGACCATATAGTCTCCTCAGAACTTCCAAGTCAAATCCTAAGACATTATGACCTACTATATGATTAGCTTTTAGTACAACTAAAGCTTTCTCAATCTGTTCTTTTGAAATAGCAACTTCTACTCCAAAATGTTGACTCTTCATTACTATACAATGAACCTTAGTGACTGTATCTAAGAGTCCATCGGTTTCTATGTCTAGTATTATATTCTCCATTAGAAATCCTCCTTATTCTCCTTTTCAAATCCATAAGATTTAGCTTCATCAGGTGATGCAGTAACTACCATTCTTCCAGTTTCTTTAGAATAATGTAGAGTATCTGCAACTCCAGTTTCTCCTGTCCATCGGTTTTTCAGAACTCTGATAGTTGTAAGATCTGGATTTTCTTCGTCTTGCTGGTTTCTCTCACATCCAATTACTATGTCAGAGAGTTGAGCGATCCCATGAGAACCTCTTAACTGGTTCAAGGTAGTCCTGACTCCTTCTTCATGACCTTTATCTCCTGCAGGTCTTCGTAAGTGAGATACGAGAATCAGAGAGCATTGAACTTCTTCCACTAAAGAACGTAGTTTAGTCATTACAAAGTCTAACATACGCCTTTCATCTCCACCTTCTAATCCTGAGAGAACTATGGTCAAGTGATCTAAGATAATGTGACTACAACCTACTCCTTTTACAAGATATCGTATCTTATTGAACAGATGGTTTATCTCCATACTTCCCCAATGATCATAAAGAAACAAATTTCCTGTACCTAGTACATTATCAAATGCATTCTTTAATTCTTCTGGAGTATGCTCTACACTCTGGAGATGAATAGGTTTATTTAGGTGAAGTCCCATAAATCCAAGTGCAGTCCTCTTAGTGTTCTCCTCAAGTGCAAGGTATCCAACTTTCTGATCTAAAAGCATTAAGGAATAAGCTATTTCTCTGCAGACCTGACTCTTACCTACTCCTGAACCTGCTGTGATCGTAACTATCTCACCTTTACGGATACCCTGAGTCATGTTATTCAATCCATTAAAAGGGTATGGCATCGAGTCTGTTTCTACTGTAGTACTCACCAGATCCCATAGGTCTTTTGCATCTATGATACCATCAGGTCTATAACTCTTAGCGTTCCAGATCTGATTGATAATTTCTGCACCTCTTCCTGCTTGGATCATTTCATTTGGATCTTTCAAAGGCAGAGTAGCAATCTTGACTTTTCCTGGAGAAAACAACTGAACGCAATCATCCACAGCTTTTTGACCTGCATCATCCTGATCGAACATCAATATAACGGACTCAAAATTTTCTAGGTATTCTAAGTCGTTCTGAAGAGCTTTCCTTGCTCCTGCAGCTCCAGTTGGGATGGATACTACAGGCCACTTGTTTCCTTGTGCCTGTGAGACTGAGAGAGCATCCAGTTCACCTTCACAAATGGTGATCATCTTCCCTTTTTCCCAAAGATGTTTTCCGTAGAGTCCTGCTTCCTTAGTATCTCCAATGAATAGAAATTCTTTGTTAGGAAACCTGAGTTTCTGAGCTACTACATGTCCATCCTTTTTGTAATTGGCAATCTGGACTTTTTTACCTTTGAATTCGCCAACTTGGTATGACCACTTACTTACAGTAGCTTTAGTTAAGCCACGCTTGTTGAGTGGTTCTGATTCTCCTTTAATGAAATCCATACTATATTTCTCCTCTTGTTTAATGTTCTCCTTAATATCTCCTTGTTGTCTATATCCACAACTAGGAGTAAAGCACCAACCATGACCATCGTCATAGATAGCTAGGTTATCTGCTGAACCGCATCTAGGACAAGGTGCATGGGTTACACATACTGATTCTTGTTCTCCCATAATCCTCTATTTCTCATGTATCCATGAATTAGGTATTATTGATTCGGCATATAAGAAATTGTACTTTATACACCATTCCTCACAGGTGAATCTTCCTCCTTGAACTTTACTTCTTAGTCTTTGGAATACAAATCTAATATCTAGTTCAGGATGTTGAGCTTTGATGAGTTTATGCTTTCGCTGGTCATCAGCTTTAAACCATCCCTTGACTTCAATTAGGATTCCGTTAGGAAGCAGAAAATCAGGTTGATACTTCTTTGGGACTGAATACCCTATACGGCTCAGTTTTGGTTCAAAAGTAAACCTAACTCTCTGCTTTTCTAGTTGGTCTGCAACTAGTCCTTCTAAATCAGATCTATAACGATTAAAAATCGTCATTATCCGTTTCAGTTACTTCTTCAGTTGAAGAAACAAAAGGATTATCTGCAGGTTCTTCAGCTACAAATCCCTCTTCTTTTCCAAAGGCAGAAGTCTCGTTCTCATACTCTACTAACTCAATGACTTGAACGGCATTGAAATACATAGTAACACCGCTTTTACCATTAACAGTATATGGAACTGGAGAATAGGAAACCTTAACAGTTGATCCCCAGCCGATATCCACATTACATGGCTTCATTTGAGAATCTACAACCATGATCTTAACATCATGAGCTTCACCATTTCTTCCTTTGATGGAAGCTTTCTGCTTGAATTTGAAGAGGATATCATCTCCATCTTCTTTGTAAGGAATATATTCAGATGGTTTTGCACCTGAAGATTTAACTTCTTCTGCAATCCAATCATCAATATTTCCCATCCAAGACTTTGCTTCCTTAGATTTAGCTGGAAGAAGCAGGTTAATCTGAAACACATCATATTCAGGATGTGGACTTTTAATATTTACCCATTTGCATTTCGCAGCTGGACTTACTAGTTTGGCAGTTGCCATATTGTTCTCCTTCTATTATATATTATGATTGATACTCAGAGAATTCATTTAAAATCTCTCGTTGAATAGGATCTAATCCATCATCATATTCTTCTTCTGTTGTTTCCTCCTTCTTAAAATTGTTTATAAGATATTCTGGATCTATTCCAGAATTATTAAGTTCTATATAGATATCTACAGGTAGAGATTCTCCTGATTTTAATATCTCTATAGCTTGATATTCAAGTTGTTCCATAATTTCCTTTCATTATACCTAGAGTAGGTAAAAAGAATTTTTAACAGAAAAAGTACTGTGAATTCAGTACTTCATAAATATTAAGATTACCTTGCTTAGGAGGTTCAGGAACTTCATCCAAAACTTCCAAAGCTGCTTTCCGAAAATCATTGAGGACATCATTCTTAGAATAGATATCTACAAATGCTTCTCGTAAAAGTCTTGCAAGCTTAGGAGTATTATGAGCATGAGTTCCATAGCTGTCATGAATCATGGCATAAGAACTAATCTCCTCCTTATTACAAAGATGCACAGTCAGAGTCAATGCTGAGGCATCCAGAGAGTGTACAAAGTTAGGTGCAGATCCATTAACCGATCTATGTACATCTATCTTCTTTCCATCTTCCTCATATATCACAGGCTTCAGAAGTTTACCATCAATGGTAGTTGTAATCTGTCTCCATTTGAATGCCTTGTAATGTTGATATATACAGAGTCCTGTAGGAGTCCACCAGATAACAGGATATCCCTTCTTAGAAAGCTCAGAACTTACATCTCTAATCCAATTCATAGCTTTTCTAGCAGAAACTACAACTTCTCCTATAGCATTCCAGACTAAACCAGTAATCCAGTTAGTGTATTTGATCATGTGTTCATCATCACCCAAAGGAAAAACAAAACCTTTCCTGAGTTGATCAGTTACATATTCTTCTACATAAACCATAGCAGAGAACCTCGTTCCACCATACGGAACAACCATTACAGGTCTTTTAGTCATCTTACGATTTATCAATCCAGATTCTAGCCACTTCTTAGCCATTGGATCATCTAAATCAGCAAGCTTGGTACATTCCCGAATGACTACATCAGCAACCTCCTGATATATGTCTTGAGGAATGTCTGTTTTAGTGAGATTTGTTCCTTTACCTCCTATAGGACATCTCAACATAGCTGAATAGTGTTGTAAACCATTGTTAGAGCCATCTAAAGCTATCGGGAGATGACTTACATACCCTAAGCCTTTTCTTTTCAATGTAGCCCATTCTAAGCAGAATGCAAAGAACAACCAAGCATCATCAAATTTAGTCCACCAATCATAATTCAGACCAAGTTCTGCAGATTTGATGATATGTTCCTCATTATCCAGAACCCATTTGATTCTTTCTGCAAAGGAAACTTTATCTACTCCAGCACAATTAGCACCATGAATTGCAAGCCAATCTTTTTGCTCCTCATTCTCAATAGGAAGTCCTTCTCCAAAAGTGAGTAAAGATTTTGCTGGTTCAGTACCTTGTGGAGTTAAAAAACTACTTACTGTATATTTTCTTCCTCTAAAATCTGCTTGATAAGGAAAATAAATTTGATCAAAATCCTTAAATTTTTCTGCAAGATTGAGAGTCCTCATGAACTGGAGGATTTGAGATTTTCTCCTTATGTTTTCTTCATATACTCTTGTAGCGTTTCCTTTCCATTTTTTAAATTTAATTTTAGTTTCTTCATCCATATCCTGTTTTTTCAGGTCTTTTGGGATTCCACTTGGAGGTAGAGCTAATTCACCACGATGAGGCATTCCTCCTATTACTCTTTCCTGTTCCCATGCTTCCTTCATAACAGTTAGGACTTTGGAATTAACTTTCCATCTGGTTTCCTGAAGTGAATTTACACATTCAAATTCTATCTCCATTTTATGATAAGGTAACTCAGACTTTACATTCTTATGAGTCTCCTTAATAAATGGTAGGCGATGAGATAAATATCCTCCATTACTAGGATTAGTCCACTTCTTAGGCGTAGTGACCATAGGAAGATAAGCAGGAGAAAAAAGCTCTCCTTTTCTCATTATGTCCTCAATCATATCTAAAGTGGCCTGAGTAGGAACAAGAGTATAGGAATTATACTTTTTTCCTGAAGCTCTTGAAGAACCTAATTTAATTAAACCTGTAGATCTAATTATCAAATCTATCATAAGCTGACCAACCTGAGTCCTTTCTATTTTAGACCAAACAGGTGCTTCTTCTCCCATTCGATAGGAAGCAGATCTAATTAATCCATACCTTCGGTAATGTCTAGATGCAGAAATCTTTCCAATTTTTTTAACTAATATTTGGAAATAATTCTTATCTGATTGTTCCCAAAGATTAAACCTTACCTGATCAGACAAAGCTTGACCTATCTGGTGAGAAAGATTCATGAGTTTTTGGGAATTAGAGATACCATCCATTATTGCCCTAAGTGAAATAAAAGCTGCTACATCGTTGTCCAGCATTGCTAGGAAAGGACTTGATGCTTTCATTCTTCCTGGTTTTGAAACCTCCTCATTTATGTAAGTGTGAATAGCTTTACTTAGAACTACAACTGTTTTCTTCATGAGTAAGATGCCGTGTAAGGTAATGGATTCTGTACCTTTCTTCTTGGCTTCTCTTACTTGCTTCTGGAACTTCTCAATTCCAGTATAAACCATTTCTTCTTCTAAAGATTTTTGAATCTCAAAAATGTTTCCTTCCATTTAGAACTCCTCTTGTTTTATTGTTATAGAATTACCTTTCATTATATTATAAAATATAACGATAAGCATTACAAGAATTCCTGATAAAAATCCAAATCCAAAGATAGTAAAATATACTAATAGATCTGGAAGTATTAAGAACCATCTACCCATAAGCGTTTACCTATTGCTTCAATTACTGGTAAAGTCACGCTATTACCAGCCATTTTAAAGAGTTGACTATCTGATATGCCTAATTCCTTTCCCTTCTCATACAGAGAGTCTGGCGCACCCTGAAGCCTAAAGAATTCTAAGGGTGTGAGCCTTCGTAGTACCTTTCCATCAAATATAGATTGCTCTATACTTTTTCTTGTGGTCAGGGTTCCTACGATAGGCTCCTTTTTTGGAACAATTACTTTTCCCCTTCTTGGAGAAAAATCTTTTCCAGTTTTTGCTTTGTGTTCTTTCCTAATATTCTTAGCTTCATCTGATCTTATTTCAGTAAGAACAAAAGGTTGTCTGTTACCTCCAGAACATGAGTTTATAGTAGGTGATATTCCTTCATCAGAATAAACTCTATCATTTGAATGCTTAGGTTTATTGAGTTGAAGAATTGTCATTCCACTATGGTTTCCTCCTGTGTGTCCTCCTGCACTTATTGTTCTAGCAATTGCGGTTTTTGCTGACTCCGACTTGCAAGAGTTCTCGTTAGTTTCTCCCATGAGAGGAAATACTTTGGGTCTGGATTTGTTTCTAAGATATCCGATAACGAAGACTCGTTCTCTGTTTTGTGGAACTCCGAAATTCTTGCTGTTAACAGTTTGCCATTCTGCATCGTACCCCAATTCTGAAAGCCTGTTGAGCATGGAACTAAAAACTTCTCCTTTCCATTTGCCAGACGATAGAACTCCTTTGACTTGTTCAAGAAAAAGAATGCGAGGTTTTTTAACTTGTATGATTTTGCAAAAGTGTATAAACAAGTCACCGCCACATTTGGTTTGATTAAAGGGATCTTCTTTCCTTTTTCCAGCGATACTGAACGCAGGACAGGGTAGACCTGCACAGGCAATGTCGAAATCTGGCAAGATACTTGGGTCTTCTGCAATTTTTCTGATGTCTCCATAGTTTTTGCTCTCATAATTTCCTCTATTAGTATAGTTATCGATTAAGGCGAACTCTTCAGCCAGCCAATTACTCCATTTATCTACTTCTGCATGACCTACTTGTTTATGTCCTGCTTGTCTCATACCTAGTCCAAACAGGTCTAAACCACTTGCGAATGAAAAGAATTTCATATTAGTTCTCCTTCTTTTTCAGGTTAGCTTGATGACTACAATGAGGACATCCCCAATTAGTCTTACTATTTATAAGACTGTTCTGTTCAGTAGTAGCATAACTCCACCAGTTGCTACATCTACCACAAGTGAAATGGTAAATTCGTTCAGTTGTATATTCATGATTTTTTACAGGCGGTTTCCAATCAGGATTCCATTCATATTCCATTTCCTCTTCCATTTTAGTTCTCCTTATTTAAACCATTCAGGTTGTTGAGTGTTTTTCCACTTACACATATAAGCTTTTTCCACATTATAATAATTTCGATACGCTTGAACTGTATCGTTAATTCTTTCATCTCCCCAATTAACTTTACAATGATCTGGCATACATTGTGGAGGTGCTGAAAAGAAATCTAGTTTCATTTTATCTGGTGTATACTTTAGATACATTTTGAGTGTTGCGTCTGTTAAATGTGTTTTATTGTAACGCTTCTCATACTCTTCACATAAATAGTAGAATAAATTATACAACCAATGGTAGTGCCTTGCATTGGCACGAGTCCAGATAGAACTTGGATGATTCTTATGTGTACTTTTGTAGAAGACATCCGAACACTTATCACCAGCCATCTCACGCTGGCACGTGGAAAGTAACTGTGCCGACTCTAGAATCATTTTGACAACGTGCTTATCACAATGATACTCTGCACAAGTTTTTGGGTCAGTATCTAAGAAAAATATATTCATTTTGTTCTCCATTTAAGTTTAAGTTTGGTGAGGAAGGTAGGATTTGCACCTACTGTGTCATTCGA